GTGGGTAGTAGCCTGGGTGCTTTCGGCCGAGCGGACGCTTTGGCTATCGACTGCCTGACGCGTTTCTTGCTGGACATGAGCGGTTTCGGACACGCTACTGGTTTTTATGCCGATGATTTCACTGGCCTTATCGGTAAAACTTTTAGTAAACGCCTCGACTTTTTGCCCGATAGTCGCTAACCGGTTAATGGCCTGGTTGCTGACGACAGTATCCGGCTGAGTAACGACATGAGCGACAGCGGGGGCAGGTTGGGCTATATCGGTTTGTGGTTTATCCTGTCCACTGACGTGACCTTTAACGATATTGACCACATGACGAAAATTCTCGGCAACACCGGCAGGCAGGACCGATTCTTTTTTATGTAAGATAAACGGGCTATTATCCTTGCCCACCTCCATTTCGCCTTTTTCAGCTGATCCAAATGCCAATACTGAAGTAAAAGCCACTGCAGCGGCAGCCGGTGCTAACGCCCATCCGACAAAGGGGATTGCCGCCACGGATTGATAAGTAAATGCAGCGGCTTCGATGGCCGCCGCAAAAACTGTTTTTATTTTGCTTAGCAGTGTTACCTCATCTTTTGTTGCCGTCGCTGCAATATGTGATGCGGTAGTCACTGTATCCGCAGTTACTTTAGCGCCGGTCTGAACAGCCTGGCTGGTGACTACAGTAGCCGTATTGGTCGCTTCTCTAGCTGTTACCCCCAATGTCTCAAACAGCCATTCCCCGGCTAACCTGGCCTTTTTGCCTATCCACAGCACACCTTCCCAGGCATGACTGGCCAAAGAAATAGCCTTTTTCTTCGCCTCCATCCCGGCGAAGCCCAATGTTTCCCATGTCCATTCAGCCGCCTTGACTGTTCTCTTCTTGACCCAAACCAGGCTTTCCCAAATCAGGCTGGAATTGGTAATGGCCTTTTTATCGGCTTCCTTGGCGCCAAAGCCCACGGTTTCCCAGGCCCACTGCCCCGCCAGCATGACCTTTTGTTTTGCCCAGAGCATCTGGGCCCAGATTACATCGCCTTCTTTCAGCGCCTTTCGTTGGGCGGCATTTGCAGTTTCCCCGGTCAAATTCCAGGCCCACTGCGCCGCCTGCATCACTCGCTGCTGGATAAACGTTGAGGCATAGCTGACCAGGATGGAGTTCGCGGCGTTTTTCACGGCGTTGCTGATCGTTTGCTGGCCGGTCAACACGCCGTTGGTCATTTGCTGCAAGGCGTTTTTAAACGGCGCGATCATGCCCTCAAAGACCGCCAGCCTGGCTTTCGCGGCGTCGCCGTCCAGACCCTGTATTTTTAGCTGATAGGCGCGCTCCAGCGCTTCTTTATCAGCCAGGTTTTGCGCCAGCGCCAGCTTATCCTGACCCAACAGCGCGCGCTTTTCATCCAGCAGCTTCTGTTCAATCGTCAGCCGGTCAGCGGCGAACTGGCGCAAATTTGCCAGGTGTTCATCATTACTGATAGCGTCCAGTTCCAGCGCTTGCTGTGAGGCGTCTTCACGCAGCGCTACAGCGTCCAACGCCGCCTGGCTTTCAGCTTCCAGCCGCTGCTCGGCCAAGGCCCGTTGCTGTTGATTGACTTGCTGAGTATTGTCCACTTCGGCGCTGGCAAACTGGATGCCGCGGGCCTGTGCGTCCAGCCGCAAGGCGTCCAGTTTGGCCTGCATATCGCGGTCAATGGCGACGAGTTCATTATCCAGCCCGGCGATTTTGGCGTTTTGCTCGGCTCTCTCGCCGGTTTTGTCGGCCATCGGCGTCGGGTGTTGCATTTCGCCCAAGACTTTAGGCACATAAGCCTGGGTTTCCTGCGGTAAGGCGTTGATGTTTCCGCCGGCTTTTTTAACGCTGCTGGGGCTGGCGTTATAAGCCGCCACCGCCAGCTTGACATCGCCGTTAAAGCTGTCCAGCAACTGGCGCAATAACTTGGCGCCGCCCTCAATGCTTTGCGCCGGATCGGTGCGATCTGTGACACCCAGGCCTTTAGCGGTGGCGGGCATCAACTGCATAACGCCCACTGCGCCTGCGGATGATGGCCCGGCATTTTGTCCGCCTGCGCTTTCCACTTGCGCGACGGCGCGCACCAAACCCGGCGGCAGCCGGTATTTTTGTTCCGCCTGGTTAATAAGCGGCGTTAAATCGCCCGTGGGCGCTTCGGCTTTGGCGGTCGTTAATTTGGCGGTGACTTCGATTTTCGCCAGTTTGGCGGACTCAACAACAAACTGGCGTTTGAGCTCCAGCTCTTCGGTAAACGCGGATTTTTCCAGCACCACCGACTGCGCGCGGTATTCAGCCTCGCTGATCGATTGCCCGGCCAACTGCTGCTTCAGCACCAATTGCTGAGCCTTGAGGCCGTTGTCCAGGCGTTTTAAATCCAGCTGGTGCGCGGTATCGAGCAGCGCTTGCCGCGCTTTGACCGCGTCCTGCTCAATACTTAACGCCGCCTGGCGCTGCTTTTTCAGGGCGTCGGTATGGCCTGCATTATCGCCGCCCCAGTCGATGCGGCGTCCCGGGTCGCCGGCAGCATCGCCCGGGACGTTTTCTCCGGTTTTCTTTTCCCCGGCTTTTTTCGCGGCGGACTCCATGCGCCCGCGCATGATCTCCGCCTCGACTATGTTGACATATTCTCCGCTCGCGTCCTTCATCGGCGCGACGATGCCTTTGCTAATGTCGTCCGCCAATTGACTGACAAAGGTGCCAACCGCATTGCCCTGGTAGACATCCATATAGCCGGATACAAACGCGTCGATGCGCGGGGAATCGCCCCGGCGCTGTTCGATGTCCTTGTTTTCCTGCCGGTTGGTCGCCAGTTGTTCGACAAAATGCCGACCGCTGAAGTCAAAGCCGGTAAACGCGGCCTTGATGTCTTTGGCGGCGGCTTCGGCCAGCGCTACCGCATGTTTAAAGCTGGTCTGAATTTCCTCGACAAAAATCGCCAACGCCACGCCGAGGCTTTGGCCCAGGCCGTTGAACAGCCCGGCCACGCTCTTGACGACATTGCCTAATTTATCGCCCCAGCCTTTAAAATCCTCGCCCATCTTGTGCAGGTTGCCGCCGATAAAATTGACCAGCTTGCCCCAGGCGGCCTGAACAATCTCGGACACAGTCACAGTGCTGTCACCGAACTGCACCTGCTTGTCCTTGATGTGCCCCCAGGCATCCGCCAGGGTCATCACGGCCAGGACGGCCAGGCCCAACGGTCCGCCGATCAAGCGCAACAGCAAGCCCAGCACGCCGCTCAGCCCGCCGGACAAAGCCACAGCGCCCGCACCGCCGGCGGCAAAGGCCGAAGTCAGCGATGCCCACATCACCCGCAGGCGCAGACCCGCACCGGTGAGCAGACCGGCGGAGGCCAGTATCATTCCGAAAAAGGTGAGCAGCTTGGTCAGTTCCGGGCTGGCCTTGGCGGCATCCGCCAGCGCCTGAAACATCGCCGCCACGGCCGAGGCGGCCCCTTGCACAGCGGGCAACAAGGTGCTGCCGACGCGGATGGCGAACTCGCTGACCGCGCTGGTCGCCAGCGTCACTTGCGCCTCGGTGGTCGCCATGCTCGCGGCAAACTCGCGCTCCACCGCGCCCAGGGTCTTGCTGCTGTCAGTCGCGTCCGCCGTGGCGCTGCGGTACATCGCCAGGTTTTGCACCAGTTGCTGCAAGGCGACCGCATCGCCGCCGCTGCCTAATAGTTGAGTGGTGGCTTCGGCCAGGCTGGTTTTGTCCAGCCCGGCCAGGGTCGCCAGAAATTGCTCCAGCGCCTGTTGCGGATGGGCGCTGATGTCAGCCGCCAGCTGGTTGGCGTCAATGCCGATCGCGCGCAGGGCGGCCTGGAATTCCGGCGACTGCGCGCGCACCGACTGCAACCGCGAGAGCAGGCCGTTAATGGCCGTGGCCGCCATTTCCGGCGGGTTCTTCAGACTTAACAACACGGTTCCCAGCGCCGAGGCTTGTGCGGCGGACAGGCCGAAAGTATTGGCGGTGGCGGCAATGCGGCTGTCCACATTGAGAATGTCGTTTTCGGTGGCGGCGTAAGTATTACCCAGCACGTTGACCGCATCACCCAGACGCATGACTTCGCTGACCGACAGGCCGAAGGCGTTCTTGACGCCGGCGGCGTATTCGGCAGTCGCATCGGCATCCATTTTAAAGGCGGAGGCCATTTTAGCGACGCCGGCGGTAAAGTCGGCCGCTTCGTCGGTTGCGATCCCCAAGCTGCCTGCGTTTTCGGCAATGGCCAGCAAGCCGTCCGCCGCCATCGGAATCTCGCGGGTCATCGTCAGCAATTCATCGCTCAAGGACGACAATTGCGCTTGCGTGGCGCCCATCACCTTGGCGACCCCGGCAAAGCCCGACTCAAACTGCGAGGCCTGCCCCACCGCGGCATAGGCCGCGGCCGCGGCCGCGGCGAACTGCACTACGTCACTTTGCAAGCTGGCCCAGGTGTCGCTGACGCCGTTCAGGTCATGCTCCCATTGCCGGGCCTGCTCACTGGCGTGCAATTCGGCCTGCGCCAGTTCGGCAAAGGTCAGCTCCCCGGAGGCCCGCAGGCGCTCCAGCGCGGCGTGGATGTCGTCAATACGGGCGCGGGTTTCGGCATGGGGCGTTAACCCTAAGGTCTCGCGGTCTCCGGCCACTTGCCGGCGCTGGGCCTGGGCTTCGGCGGCGGCTTGCGCTTCTTGCCGGAGCCGAGTATATTCGCTAGCCAGGTTTTGCACGTCGATACCGTCCGCGCGCAGCGCTTCCCGGTGCCGGTGTACAGACTCGCGCAGGGCGTCGAGCTTGTCCTTCAGTTCCCCGGCCCGGCTTTTGCTGGCCTCGAATGCCTTGCCCGATTCCCGCGTGGCCTTTTCAGCAGCGCTCAGGTCGCCGCCGATCTGTTTGACTTCGGCGGCCAGCGCCCGGTATTCCGGCGAGGTTTTTGACACCCGCTGGCCGAGTTCATCCAGGGCTGTTTTCGCCAGCGCATATTGCACACGCAATTCGTCCGAGCGCTGCTGGTTGGCTCTGAATTCCCGCGCCAGCTCGGCGGTTTTGGCCTGAGCGTCGGCAACCTGGGCGGCCATCGCCGTCAGCGACTGCTTGATGTCGCCAAAGGCTTTAATGGCGGCGCCCGCTTCGGCGGAAATTTTGAGCTTAAGTTCTAAGTCTTTAGCCATAATAGAGGTAACCCATGGATAAGTTTGATCAATACCTGGTGCGCTGGTCGATGGTCTGCATCGCTTTGGCGCTGCTGGCCCCCGCGTTCCCGCTGCTGGCGCTGCTGTTCCCGGTGTTTGCGGGGGCGGCGGTCCTGTTGTCAGCGGCTCTGGCGTGGGCGGTTATCGCCCGCGCTCTGGCTTTGCTGCGCCGCCGTTAGGCTTTGCCGCCTTGGCTTGCGCGGCAATGGCGGCCAGAAACTGGCTGCCGGCGTTTTTGTCCTGATATTCATAACCCAAATATGCAGCCACTAGTTGATGGGTTGGTGGGTTGCGTTTGGCGTAGTCGCTCATGTCCTTGAGCTGGCTCATCGTGACATGCTGATCGATGTAATCATACGTCCAGCCATAACTAGCGGCCAGGTGCGCGTAAATCTGCCCAAAAGCGTCATCGCCCGTCGCCTGCGCCCCGGTTTTTGCTGGGTCAAGGCCGCACAGGTCGGGGATCGCCACGATAAATACCGCCAGCTCATCGGCGCTGACCGCTCCTAATCTCTGGTTGCCGAAAACCACCGCGAGCAGGCTGCGGATCAAGGCCATGCGCTGATCGGCGGCAGCGTCATCATCCCCCTGCACCCGCGCCAGGGCGTTGTACAACTTCAGAATGCGGCGCACCTGCCCTAATGGTGGATCCGCCACTGTCCTGATTTTGCCGCCCAGCGTGATGTGATGGAGGGTATCTTCCATTTGTGTTCCCGAGCCGAGATCGTGCGTTGGGCAACGCAATATGGGGCGGAGTTTGCAACCCCGCCCCGCACCTTTTGTTACAACCTAGCCGGTCATATAAACCCGGCCCACCTCGCCCGATACCCGGTCGGCAATGACCTCATAGGTGATTTTGTACATAGCAAAATCATCCAGCTTGGTCGCAAAACCAAACGCCTTGGGCACCGCTTTGGGGTATTTGACCAACCATTCATGGCCTTCCGCCGCACCGCTGATGTCCAGCGCCACAATCGGCGTTGACCCCATATCGTTGTTAGCCATCACCAGCGTCGCACCGGCATCGGAAGCGTATTCGTAGTCGATATAGACCTTGTCGCCATTATTGCTGAAATCAAAGTAATAGGTACCGCTGTCGGATACCGCATACTGATCGGTGAGCAAAGATATTGGCGATGTGAGTTCAACGCGAGTCAACGGGAAGCCGTCCGCATTGCGCACGCCCTTGTCCTCGACAAACTCACCGCCGTTGGGCGGCGTCATGGTCAAGAACTCAAAGTCAGTGGTGTAATAGGCCCTGACCGTGTCACCGACATCCGCCGCAGCAAACGTGTAGATGCCGCCGGCGTCAACGTCATATTGTCCGGTAGTGGGTGTCGCTGACTGGGTCAAGGACTCACCCACCGCCACGCCGGTCATGGCGGTGCCGGTGTTAGCTACCAGATCGACGTGGTTATTGGCCACAAACACCGCCGACGAGGGCGGGTCGATGATGCTGATATAACCGGCGGTCGGTAAGCTGGCAATCAGGGATGATACGTTGACGTCGTGGGTCAGATGGGCAATAGTGACGCTGACTGCCTCGGTAGCCGCAAACACAAAGATGCCGTTGCTCGCTACCTGGTAGTGTTGCGCAGCGGGCGCAACACTGTTGGCGTTATATCCATCTTTGGTAAACCAGCCAACCACGCCGGTTTTGTTGACCGCAGTTGACTTGACGAACAACGCCGTATTAAACGATAAACTGGCCGGGATTTTGAAGGTGGATACCACGGTAGCCCCGCCGAGTACGGTATAAGTGATAGCAGCGCTTTTGCCGACATCGCCTTTGGCGAATGTGTAAATGCCGCCGCTAACCTTATATTTACCGTTAGGGATCACCGCTTCCGTCGCTACCGAGGCTGACACGCCGCCAATGGTCGCCGAGGTGTTGGCCTGCCATTTCGCCAGGTGAAAGGTCTTCTTGTTGGCGATCTTGATCGTGGTGTTATATTCATCGGGCACCAGCGTACCGGCGCTATCGCGGCGGATGCTGTGCGAGCCATCAACCACGGACTGCCCGAAATACAATGCGTTGAGCATCTTTAAATAAAGCTCGCCGCACTCAAACGATACTTCGGTGGATTTTTTGCCTTGCGTGACGTGCAAGGCGAATTCTTTTTGCCCGTGCATCGACTTGACGTCGGCCTTACCAAAGTCCGCCGCTACGTTTTGCACAGCCGGCGCGACGATCACCTGGGGCGGAGTGATTTTATTGCCCAGCGCATCCTTGACCTGGGTGATGTGGACGTGGCCGGAGCCGAAAACAACTTGGGGTTCTGACATGACAGTTTCCTATGAGTTAGTTAAAAATTAATTGGCTTTATCGTCTTTAACGGCAGGTTTGGCGGGCTTGGCGACAACCGGATCAGCGGCTGCGCTAACAGCCACAGACTCCGCGGCTTCGCGTTCTAATTGCGCCAACCGGCCTTTCGCCGAGACAAATCCCCAGCCCCAAACACTGGAGCTGACTTTGTCATCAGGCACATCGATAATACCGTTGTCATCGGCGACATATTCAACGCCGCCCAGGGTGAGTTTGTTCGTGTTTGCTTTGTAGAGTTGCATGGCAATAATCCTCTTGTGGTTAAATAGTTAGGTAATGGGTCGATATAATGTGTTCGGGTCACGTCGCCGCATTGTCACCGTCACCAGCGACAACTTGGCGCAATGACACAACACACCGGCGAACATAACCGGCCCTGAGTCGTCCAACTGTAGCCCCGTCTGGTCCTTGTGAATCGTGGTCAAGTTGGTCAACCCCAATGTGATGTCATCCCGAAAATCAAGGCGCATCCGGTCAATCAACGCATCGAACAACAATTCGGATTGAATGGCATCAACAATCGCCCGGAAGCCGGTGATGCGCCAAGTCGTTGCCTCCATGTGCTTCTGGCCTTCCTGCCATTCGCGGATTTGGCCCCGGCTAACAAACCAGCCCAGCAATACGCCATCGGTCACATACATAGCCTCAAGATCGCGCATCTCATCGGCATAACGCTGGTAGGCGTTGACCTTACCGATGCCTTCAATTGATGCCAATTTGGCGACAATCGCATCGCGGATCGCACTGCTCATGCCATGCCCCCGATTTCCGCCAGCGCATCTTCGGCGGCGCGTTGCAGGCGGGCGTCAACATACGGCTGAATCGCCTGTAAGCCATCCCGGAACATAAATGCGCCCTGGGTGCCGTGATGGGCAATTTTGCGGGCGATGCTCAGCGCAACCCCTGCCGCTTTGTCCCTCTCTATGCCCAATTTAGCCACCACCCAATCCTCCAACGGTGCCAACGGCGGAAAATGTGGCTGCGTGCCCAGCTCTACGGGGATAGCGTAGTTGAGCGATGTACCGACCGTGCCCATCAGTCCGCCCGGTACCGGCTTGGCAAACTCAACGGCCTCGGCAGAAAAAATCGATTTCCGCAGCAATTGATTCGCCCCGGTTGGGGTGCGTTCGCCAACTTCTCTTTGCGCCAACAGCAAACATTCGTTAATCGCTACCCGCAAATGCTTCAGCGTAATATCCGGCGCAGCCGTAAACGCCGCCTGGATCGCCGCCATATTTTCCGGGACGATGCTCAGTTCCATGTAGTCGGCAGTGGGTGGGTCAAACGGCGGCGGCCTCGGGTGTCACGCGCGGTAAACGCCACATCGACGCTGGCGGGTACGTTGCGTTTCGGGTCTATGCCCAGTTCATCCAGATAGCGTTGCCGCAAGGTTTTGGCGCGGCTCGCAAATGCCCGTGCCGGGTCTTGCTGGTTCTGGCTATCCGCCGCCAAGGTCGGTGTGTTCTTGCCCGACAAGCGGCTGGCCTCCATTTCGCATAAAATCGCCGCCGCCCATGATGCCACCGCCTCGGTATGGTGTGAGGGCAAGGTGTAAGCTTCCGCCGTCGCCAAATGCGGCACGGTGTACCAAATGCGCAGCTCATCACCGCTACCCGCCTCCAACTCAATGCGCGACACGGTGTCATCGTTATAGGTGTAATAATCCTCGCTGCGAAGATAATGGGGAGGGCGTTGCCCGAACGGGTATTCCACCTGATTGATCCCCGAAAAATCCCAATCAAAGGCCTCCGGCAATACCGCCCCGCCATCTGCCACGTCCAGCACTGCCGACACCACGCGGGGTGCGTCCTGGTTGTAGCGTGTCATCGCCATATCCAGCGCGTCCTCGTCCGCACCCGTGCCGAGCTTAGCCAGATCGACTTGGGCAAGACGTAGTGCGGTGGTTTTTAGTGCTGCTCGTGTCATATCGTTAAATTATTAATTAATGCGTAGCTGTAAATTGGATTCGCCGTTATGCCTAGCCAGGGCATAACGACTTGGTTGTTGATTTTTACTATCGGCTACCCCACCGCCGTGACTCCTCGGCCCCATTCGTTACACAATGTATGGCTCAGCCGCTTTGGTAATGGTAGATTGTCAACCGCTAACGAATGCAGTATCGGTCTATTGCCCCATTATTACTTACAGCCTCAACGCCCAGCATATATACGTTTACGCCACCACAGCTTTATAGAAACCGACGTGGTTCAGGACTTGTCCGCCGTAAATATGGCGGATTTTGTACTTGATCTGGTCGTTGCTGAACAAGCTGCCTTGGTTCGGCGTGTCTTGAACAAATATCTCCGGATCTTCATTGCCGTTGAAAAAGCCCATCTCAATCAGCGGTACATCGTTTTTATCCGCTGTCGCCACCCAGTTATTAGTATCCGTCCAGTAATCGACCACATGCACGGTCGGCTTACGGCTTTGCACAAAGGTTTCATCCATATTGGTGTTTCTAACGAAAAGGTCGAAGGCCGTTTCTTCCAACTCGCCCGGCACCAACAAATGCTTCAGGATCACACCTAATCGTTTAGCAGATGACAGCTCAGTACGTTGTTTGATAGCCAACCGTGCCGCCGAAAAGCTCGCTGCGCTCAACGCCGTAGAACCCAGGTTGCCGCGTGAGGCGTGGAACAATGTCACCGAGTCGCCCAGGGTCGGATTAGTGACCACGAAGTCATGCACGAACTCAAACAATGTCCGCGCCGCCGCATTCGCCATATTGAGCGGGATGCGCCGGATCAGGCCGACATCATCATTCGCCAGCGTTTCCAGGCTGAGGGTTTCCACCCCGCCGCGCTTGCTGATCGAGTAAGTCTCTTTTTCATCCCCAGGCGAGGTCAAAGCCGCATAAGCGCCGTTTTCCGCCACCGCTGGCAGGTTGCCGTAACCACCCAGGCGGGTACGCTCATTAACGCGGAAATCACGGATGGGCACAATGTCTACCAACCAACGCCAGTCTTTGTAAGCCTCCAGATTGTTATAATCGGCAATCATGCGCCGTGTGATGGAATCGCCCAGGATGTCGGCAAAGGTACTGGCACTGATCGCCTCGCGGAAATTAGCCCCCGCCGCTTCGCGCAACAGGGCGGTATCGCAATTTTGCAACAAACCCGTACAGCCTCGGTCGCCGGTGATGTCGATATAGCACTCGCGGAAGCTCATGGCCTTTTTGGAGCGGTCGAAGAAATCATCCAACATAGTGCGGACTTTTTCGGAACGGTCTTGCCCATTTTCAAAGCGGTTGCCACCCAATCCGGTCACAAAACCAGCCTCCGACAAATCGCCCAAGCCTTCTTTAAAATCAGTAATCAAAATATCCAGGGTTGCTTTATTCGTACCCTTGTCAATCTTGGCATATAGACGTTCTTTCAGCTTTTGCGGTAAGCCGGAATTATCGACCGCCTCACGCATATCAAGCTTGTCCAGCCGTGCTTCTATGCTGGCAATGTCGCCACCCAATGCAGGCAAGCGTCCAGCCACTGCCTCGCGGTACGCCGTTTCCAGCACATCGTCATCAGCCACATTCAAACCTGCGGGCAAGTTGCCGCCGTGTTTGGCTTTTACCGCCTCGATCATTCTTTCTCTTAACGCCATATCATCAGCTCCCACAGCTTCGATTAAATTAATGATCCGACCGCCAGCACCAGGCTCAACAATCAAATCCAAAGACTTTACTTTTGTAATGGACACGGCTTCCCGGAATGCACCCTTTGGTTTTGCCGCTCCTGAGGCATCAATGCTAAAACCGATCAAGCCCAACATATTGCGTTGTTGCATTTCCACTAATTTGGCAGGTAGTCCGCTTGACTCCAGCACATGCAAATCCGCCTGGATGCCGCCCGCCTCGGTAGCTGTTGCCTCCACAAACACCGCATTCAGCAATTGTCCAATCAGGTTGCGGGTGGCCTTGCCCATGCCTTGCAGATGTTCCTCATCAGATTTCTCGAATACCCGCGTACCGTCAAACATCGGCGCAGCTTCGCGCAGCACAGTGGCTGGGTAGTCGATATTGTTTTTAGATAGGCCAGCGCGGATCACCCACACCCTCCATACCGTACCCGCAGCTTGGCCTTCTGCCGCCACAGCTTCAATCATGGCACTATCTGCTCCCTCTCCTGACAGGGGGAGGGCTGGCGACTGCATGGATGCAGGAGGTAGGGCAACGCCGGGAGCGGTTGCCGAGGTGGGAGCATCAACAGGCACATATTCCTCAACGACTTGTGCCGCCGTCCCTAACATTACCGTGCCGTCATCAGTCAAGGTGTAGGGATACGCCCAACATTTGCCGCCCACTTCAACGATTGCGCTATCAGGATAAATAGCCTCCAGATCAACCCAACTAGGCGTATTGGGCGCACCCGTGCAAAGCACCTTTTCCAACGCTTGTCTTACCGCGTTGATAATCGCCCGGTACTCGGTAACGGCTTCGCGCAAAGCGACATCACGCAAGCCCTGTTTAGGGATTCGTTTGCTCATGCCTTATCAGCCTCTAACTTGTGGCCGCTGACCGTTACCACAACCACACGGTCGCCATAGTCGCGGAAAGCAAACACGTCACCTGCATCAATGCCAACCAGCACCGCCGCCTGTTCAGCAGTAAGGCTTATCTCGGTTGCTTCGGTGAATAGATTAGCTGGTGGATTCTTAGGTGGCATCCGCTGTTCCTCTGTATCAAGTTACGTTAGGCACAGGATACTGGGATTGCGGACTACAAAAGAGGGGAAAGCCTTCCTCCCCTAAAAACTAAGCAACAAGATGAAAATAGCCGCCAATCCGTGGCTTATAAGGTGTCACAATGCGTTATAACGCGGGGGAAGCTCAATGCTAAGCCTGTCGTGGCGGCCATTACGCCAAAACGCCGCCACCCTTGCCAAAAACTTCTATGAAGAAAAACGACTTTATCCAACAAGCGGCGATTGAATTTATGCCGCAAACGGACTGGAACACCGACAAGGCCATCGCCTATGCGGAACGGCTTTGGGAACGCTTGAGCGCCAAAGGCTATGGCGAAGCCAAACCCAGCCAACCGCGCGACATACCCAAGGCTTACGACAAACTGAATCCAGTCATGAAAACCCAGTTTGATTTGTTCTGGCTGGCATTTGATTTAAAGACATGCAGCAAAGACAAGGCGGCCCTGCGCTGGCTGCAACTGGGGGAATTGGGCAAGGCCGAAGTCGCGCAGATTATTGCCGCCGCCAAACAGACGGCGATAGAGCGCAAGCAACAACCGGACGGCTACATACCCAAACATGCGGAAGGCTGGTTGAACGAACGGCGCTGGTTAAGCTACCAAGCCTCCACAACCGAAGAGAAGAACAAGCAAGCCAGCCAATACCAGCAGGCCGTGAACAAGCTGAACGGCGACATCATCCACGCCAAAAACATGGCGGCACAAACCGGTGAACAATGGTGGCAGGATGAAGCCGACAAACTCACTGAGAAAATGAGACAACTACGCAAACAGGTCTAATGCTGACAAGCTATCAGTGCCAAAAAATAGCCCGAGGCCATGCCGCCATCAAAGCCTATTACCTGCGCGGACATAGTGAGGCGGAATGGGCGGCAATAACCCAAAACCCGAAAAAATTTAACCGTGTCTGGCGGCAAATGCTTAAGCTGCCGCCGGACGACACACCACCGCCGAAAGCGTATCGAGATTAATCAGCGCCGCTACTGCTTAACGCCGCTGAATTGATTGCCTGAATACGGATTACCGGATTGCCAAGCGATGCCGCTGATTGAATCCTTACCCTTGCTGATATACGCCTCTACCAAGCGTCTGCGAGTGCCGATAGTAATGGAGCCGTAGACACGGCAATCGCTCAAGACGTTAATTGTGCCGCGCAGAGTAACCGACGCAACATCCGGCAACCAACAGGTTGAACTGGCGCCAACAGTCGCGCCGACACTCGGCATGACCAATGTGCATCGGGCAACGCTATCAAAGACGGTGAACAGCCGCCAAGTACCGGTCAGGTCGGCGCGGGTACAGGCGGCATAAGCCGGGGTGGATAAAGCTGCGCTGATTAATAGTGTTGAGGCAAATATTTTCATTGTTTTCATGGCATTTATTTCCTGATTATAAAAAAGAACCCTGTAGTCCTGTAGGGTACGCACCGCGTACCCTACTTAACTTCCCCGTATTTGAATCGTTCCCATGCTCCGGCGTGGGAATGCAGGTTGTAACGCTCTGGCGTTACGCAACGCCGGAGCGTTAACGGATGAGTTACCACGCTGGAGCGTGGGAACTATAAAACACGCCCACACAATCATTAGTGATAAAAACATGCAGCGGGTACTCCACTTTAAACCGAGCCGTCTCGCGTCCATGAAACATTACCACTGCGTCACTTTTTTTAGTGCGTGGAATCGCCATCACCACGGCGAACGCGCAATTTCGGGAGGGTGAATAATTTGCCATGCCTATGCCATGTTGGCCGTTGGGCAAATCAAAATATTCTACTGTCATAGTCAATCCCCTTTATTGATTGTTTTCATGTATTCAGTCATGAGGCTATCCAGCCTGTTCAGGCGTTCCTTTTCTTCCGTGATGGACAAGATGTCTTGTTGTTGCCGCTCGCTCAGAGTATCGAACAGTTTTAACAAACTGATCTGCCTTGGCTTTAGGTTTTGGCGGGAAGCATCTAGCTGTTTCTTTTCTTCGTCGGTCAAATAACTTGGTTCTAGCGGGTTGTAAAACCTCACGGGTTCAACCCTTATAGATTCGTCTTGCACCCGCAGCAGCCAATTGGCATCGATTTCCTTATGCAGCACCAGCTTAGCCAAGGTCAGCGCCGACAACGGTAACGCACCGTCCATGACCTTTCTTAGATAAGGCGTTTTTTCGCCAATCTCCATCGCAAGATGGTGCGTTTCTATCTGTTCATTAGCCATCACCGCCTTGATCCTATCCAGCAGAGCCTTGTCCAGCTCATTATCCAGCGGGTCAGGTTCAGTCGGTGGCCAGTTCACCGAAGGTTTACCTGTCAGGATGTATTGCACATCGGCTTTTTTTTCAGCGAATGCCGCCAATGCCTTTGCATTTGGAAAAGAATTACTTTTTTCCCAATCAATCTGAGACCTTACGGATACACCCGCAATTTCGGCAAATTCCGATTGATTTAACCCAAGACGAACCCTCTCTTTTTTTAATCGCTCACCAATATGCATTTTTCTTCACCTAAAGTATTGACACATGAAATTTACTGCATATAATTAAACCACATTGATGATTTATCAATGCGAATTTAACCAAACCGGAGCAATACCATGAAAAAAACTACAGTAACCCCAGAACAACTGAAAGCCGATTTTGAAGCCCGCGGCGAATCCTTTGCCAACTGGGCACGGGAAAACGGCTACCTGCCCAACAAAGTATACCGTGTCGTCAACGGTTTGGACAAAGCCAAACGCGGCAGGGCTCATGAAATAGCCGTCAAGCTCGGCCTAAAAGCCGACATGAGCAACAGCGCTTAGGATGATTTATGCGTAATTGCTCAGCTATATCCATTTACCGACAAATTAAAAGAACTGTCGCACCGCTGTCACCCGAAGAGATAAAAAACCAATTTAAAGCCCGTGGTGAACCTATTAGCAAATGGGCAAAAAAACGTGGTTACCCGCTTAACCGCGTCTATCGGGTGCTTAACGGTCAAGACAAAGCTTTCTGGGGAAAAGGCCATGATATTGCCGTTGCCCTAGGCATGAAAGCCAATCCCAACCAACCCACCACTTAGGAAAACACTATGTCCCTACAAGAACTAGCAGCCCTATGCGAAGCCAAAAAAGACGAATTCAATCGGAAAGGTATCAACGTTTCCGAATGGGCTAAAGACAATGGCTTTGTCCCAAACGACGTATACCGGGTACTCAATGGCCAGAGCCGTGGCACTCGTGGTCGCAGCCATGACATTGCCGTCAAGCTCGGTATAAAACCCGACCCCAACCAACCCAGCGCTTAGGAGACTGCCATGAACCAAGACATCTTCCCCGAAACGCTGCTTGTTGCTATTGCCGACGGGCATACCTACACCAGTTCGCTGAAGGTAGCCGAACACTTTCACAAACAACATAAGGATGTATTAAGAGCCATTAAAAAATTGCTTGCAGACTGCCCGGATGAGGACTTTTCGCGGCGCAATTTTGCGCCGCGAAAATACCAATACCACACAGGAAAAGGCCAACTCCGAGAAGCAGAAATATACCATCTGACTGAAGAAGGATTTGCCCTATTGGCAATGGGCTTCACCGGCAAGCAAGCCCTGCAATGGAAGATCGACTTCCTGACTGCGTTCCGCACTATGGAGACCGCCCTAAAAACCCCTATTGAACGCCGCGCCAATGCCTTGCACTTTTTACGTCCACATTGGCTGATTATTGAGCAAGGCGTTAACAACAGCCTATCCCGACAAGAAATCTGCGTCCAAACAGGCCATCGTTCACCCAACACCATCACCGCGAATAAACGTCGTATGCGCTCCATCGGCCTATTGAACTAGGAGCTTGCCATGCTGACCACCCGCAAACTCATTATTGTGCTGACCGTTTTCCTTGCCGTTGGCCTGTTGTTTTGTGCAGCCAACTGGCTGGGGCATGTGCGCGGGGCTATCCGCGCCCAAGCGCTTAGTAAACAGTACAGCCGTAACCACTATCAGGAGTTGTCATGAAACCATCAAAGCTAAAACCCGGCAAACGATTCCTGCTCACCGGCTCGGATCAACGCCAACGCGAAGCCGTTTTTATCCGCCGGCATCCCGCCCAAGGCGGTCGCAAGGCCATCAACATTATCCGCGTCCCCGACTTTGCAGGACTTGAAGGTCCGAACGACGACGGCACCTGCACGATAAGCGACTACGACTTTAGCCGCAAAACCCAACCGCTTAATGCTGCCTAGGAGACAACCATGACCATCACCCGCTTGATAGACGGGCGTTACCACGCCCGCATAGGCCGTCTGGAAGCGGTCAACCATAACCGCCGTGTTGCCATCGCCCTGGTGTTGCGGCACTTTTACCCCAAGGAGCATAGTCATGAAAGCCGATAGCTACGGCACATTCTCCGAACAACAACGTGCCAACGCTGGCTGGCGCACCGCCCTAAAGGGCGAAGTCCGCTGCGATGCCTGCGTGTACGGCAAGGAAGAGTCCCGTAGCAATGGCGGCGCAAATGCTATTACCTGCAAATCACTGAAGGTTGCCAGCAAGCCGAACGCGACCTGCAACATGGCGATTTGCGATGTTAGCCCAATAACCACATACCCGGATAACGCTATGACCCAAACTACCGAAAACCATGACTTGGTGCTGTATGACCGACACCGGATTGTGGGCGAGCTCAAGTTTTATATGAGCCAATCTGCCGAGGCTATGCTGGAAGCTGGCAAGCGATTGATTGAATTGAAGGATAACGAACCGCACGGCGAATTTGAGCGCATTGTTGAGCAGGAATTGCATCTTGAAGTGAGAACGGCTCAAAAAATGATGAAGGCGGCGATTAAGTTTATGTCGCCGCAACTTGAGTCAAAAGCGAATGCGCTTTCGCTTTTGGGGAAAACAAAACTGTTCGAACTAATGAGTGAGGATGATGGAGAACTAGCCGAACTAGCAGACGGCGGCAAATTAGCAGGCATGACGCTGGACGATATTGACCGCATGACTACCCGTGAACTCAAGGCAAAGCTACGCAAAACCGAAACTGACGCCTTTGAAGAATTGAAGAAATTAAGGGGCGAGCTGGATGCAAAAGACCGCAAACTAAAATCCCGAGCGGAGGAAATCAGCGAGCTAAAAGACAAGCTTGATGACAAAAAGGTGCGGCAAGTAGACGAAGACCCGATGGTTATCAAGCGTGAAGGTTACATCAAAGACCTCATGAATGAGTCCATCAACATCCATGCCAACATTAGCGCGGCTTTGCGCCAGCGCTGCTTGGCAGTGCTTGATGCTCACGACGTGGGTAGCCACGACGAACATGCCCGGCTGGTGGTGTCGCAAGCGCTAGGGTTAGTAGCCAATATCACCCGCAATCTGGCGATTGATTTGGGCATAAACCCCAACCAACTACCTGAAACCAACCTGTTGGAAGCCATGCACGGCGAAGGTGGGGCTAGCTGGCAAGCCGTCAACGAAGCCATGAATGCACAGGGGGCGGAAAAAAATGGCTAACCATTACCTAATCATTGAAACAGGCGAAACTAGCCTTTTAGTCAAAACCCTGACCGCCGTAAGCCTGGACAGCCCAGCGCATAAAAACGATGACGCTGCATTGCTGGATTTTTTAAGCAGCGCCGCACAAATCTGGCTAGAAACCCAACACCTGCCCATCGCACAGGCATTGGCTCATGTACAAAGCTTAACTACTCATAGGCATTGAGCTATGGAACCGCGCATCGCTGTGTTAATGAACTACTATGCCAACGAATGGCACACCACCGCGCACGGTGATAAACGGCCTTTGTTGGAAGATGCCTGTCGGGTATTGGGCGTGTCGGACAAGACTTTTTACCGCTATCTAAAGCAGTTACGCCCCACGGTGCGCAAACGACGGGCGGATGCGGGCGGCACGGGTTTAACGTTAGATGAAGCCAGGGCTATCAGCGCCTATTTGATGGAGGGCTTTCGGCTCAACAACAAGCGCAAGGCGATAAAGCTGGAGATAGCAGTTAAGACGTTACGCGCCGAGGGCAAGATTATTGCCGGACAAATCGACCCCGAAACAGGGGAAATAAAGTTCTTATCGCTGTCAGCCATCCACCGCGCCCTGCGCGATTACAACCTGCATCCCAGCCAGTTGCGGGTGTCCGAGCCCAGCAACAAGCTGGCGACCGAACACCCCAACCAGTTGTGGCAAATCGACGGCTCGGTGTGTGTGTTGTATTACCTGCCCGATGGTTCGCATGTCATCGAAGAGCTGGATGAAGGCAAGCACTATAAAAACAAGCCGCAAAACCTGAAGGCCATTGAGGAACGGCGGGTGATCCGCTATGTGCTGACCGACCACACCACTAACGTGACGCGGTTTAAGTATTACCCCCATGCCGAAAGCGCGGAGCATTCGGTGGATTTCCTATGTTGGGCAATGGCCCCTAAAGCCAACCCCGCCGACCCGTTCCACGGACGGCCTGCCAAGCTTTATGTTGACCCAGGCGCGACCGCAGGCGGTTTGGTGGCGCGGCTGTGTATCCGCTTAGGCATTGAGCTGGTGGTGCATAAAGCCCGCAACGCCAAGGCTACAGGCTCGGTTGAAAACGGGCAGTGGCGGGTGGAATCGGAGTTTGAGCAAGGCTTGCGCTTCCAGCGCCAGCGCATCAACAGTTTCGATACTTTGAATGCCTTGGCGGAAGTCTGGCAACTGCATTACAACGCCACCGCCAAAATGGGCAGGCATGGCATGGCGCGATTTGAGGCGTGGATGTATATCACCGCCGCGCAATTGGTGGTAACCACCAGCGCCGCACGGCTGAAGGATTTGGCGAGTTCAGAACCCGAACAGCGCATCGTCTCACCCAACTTAACCGTGTCGTTTGACGGCAAAATCTGGAGCGTGAGGGAAGTGCCTGGGGTAATGGTCAAGGGCAAAATCCCCGTGTGTTGGCATCCGTACCGCGATTGTGCGATGGCAGTTAGCCAGGATGCGGACGGACGCGAGCTGCATATTGAGCTGGCAGACGTAACCGGCATGGTAGACCCGCAGCAAGGGCAATGGGGTTTTCAAACCAACGCCAACAAGGCAGGCACGTTTGCCACCATGCCCGATACGGTGGGCGAGCGCAACCGCAAGGAGCTGGCGCTAATGGCTTCGGGCAGCAGCACCCATGAAGAAGATAAGAAAAAACGCCGCAAGGTCAAGGAATACATGCCCTTTAATGGCGAGGTTAATCCATTCAAAACTGCTGAGACTGCACAACTACCCAGTTATATCGACAAGCGCGGCACTGTGTTGGACATGCCTACACCACGCGTGGAGACCCTACCATTGACCGTTGTCCATGCTGCGCAACTCTTGATGGCGCGGCTGGCGGAAGCGGGGATTGACTGGACAGCTGGACACATGAAGAGCTTACGCGGGCGATATCCTGAAGGTGTGCCGGAAGCGGCATTGGATGGATTGCTGGAGGAATTTAACGGACAAGCGCTGCGCCCGAAATTGGCAATCGTTAGGTAGGTTGGGTTAGCGATAGCGTAACCCAACCTACAGGATTACACAGGAAAACATGATGCTAAAACAGATATTGATTAGCCACCGCATAAACCCAGGTCAACTGGGTTTGGCGTTAACGCAAACGGGCGGGCGCTTCCAGGGGCAACCCTTCAGCCGACCCGCAATGGCACAACTCATCAACCACGGCGTGTTCCCTAAATCCACGCCGGAAGCTGAGCTAAAACAACAAATTGAAGACTTTTTGACCCGCCAAGGTATCAGCCCAGCGGAACTTGAAACCCTCTGGAAGCCAGTTACCGCTGACACCCCAGAGCCAACCACGAAGGAAGACAACCCTATGTTACCCGTAAAAGATGAATTAAAGCAACAGGCCCTGCGGCACTTTGGTTTATTGCGTGACCCGTTCGGCGATGTCGAAGACGATAGCCAGATGTACCTGTCGCCGCAAGTGCTGGACGCGAAGGAATCCCTGCTCGATGTCATGAAGCACGGCGGTTTTATGGCCTTGGTGGGTGAATCCGGCGCGGGCAAATCCACGTTGCTGGAAGACTGCGAGGAATATATCCGCGCCCACAGCCTGCCCGTTACGTTGATTAAACCGCCGATTACCGGCATGGACATCGACAAAGACAAAGGCAGCCCGCTACGGGCCCGAAGCATCTTGCTGATGATCCTGGATGCCGTTGCCCCCAATGCTCGCCGCTATCAAGAACTGCCGCGCCTGACTGCCGAGGTTATCCGGCAATTGTCAGAACGTAAAACCGACCAAAGCTTTTGTTTGGTGATAGACGACGCGCACCGCTTAGGTGGGCATACCCTTAACCACCTCAAAGATTTCTACGAATTCAAGATGGGGCGCAAGCGACTGCTGGGCATTGTGCTGATGGGGCAACCCAAGCTAGGCCAACGCCTGGACCCACACAACCCCGACGTGGTACAGATTACCCAACGCTGCAAAGTGGAAGTATTACCGCCGCTGATGGATGCCATGTCCATCAAAGCCTATCTGGACACGCGTCTGAAATTGGTCGGTATGAGTGCCAGTACGATTTTTGCCGATGATGCTTACGATGCCATCCGCGCCAAGTTAGCAGGCGTGGTGCATGGTGCGGCGCGTAAAAGCGTCACTATCGAGCAAGCCTACCCGCTGGCAATCAACAACACCGTCATCCGCGCGATAAACCTGGTCGCCAAGGTCATGGATGACAAGGTTGATGCCCAAGCGATCAAGGGGGTGTGAGATGGCAAATATTGATACGCATGAGGATTCACGCGTCTATATCCCCACCGATACATTGATGTCCGAAATATGTAACGAGGCTTACATCACGGCGGTATCACTGGCGGAAAACAAATACACCCTGCTGCATGCCACCAACGTCAGGCTGCTGACTGCCGCCAAAGCCCATATCACCGACACTGAAAGTCTGGCGAGGGCTAACCGTACCATCGCGCATTTAAACCAGCTAATCCACGAAGGAGAGCCGACATGATGCAGCTTTCTGATACCCCACCATCCACCCATTAAGAGGTATTTATGACGACTCAATCACAACCTACCTACCGGACAAACGCGCAAGGGCATTTGGTACCAGAAAGCGCAATAGAACCCATTGATTTACTGCGCGATGATACCGTGCGGCGGATCATTGCCAAAGCGGATGATCTGCAAGCATTAATGAAAGCTTATAAAGCTGAATCCATGCTTGATATTAGGGCATTTCTTGACATATCCGCCGACCAATACGGCATAAAAATGGGCGGCAAAAAAGGCAACATAACCCTGACCAGTTATGACGGTGAAAACAAAGTTATCGTGTCAGTCAGCGATACCCTGAGCTTTGACGAGCGCCTGCAAATTGCCAAACAACTGGTTGACGAGTGCATTTTGACCTGGTCGAAAGATGCCAACAGCAACATCCAGGCATTGGTGCAGCACGCTTTCCAGACTGACAAACAAGGCAAAATCAGCACTGCCCGCATTTTTGGATTGATGCGTCTGAAAATTGATGACGATCAGTGGCAAAAAGCCATGAAGGCACTGAAAGACAGTATCAAAGTTGACAGCTCTTGCGAATACTTACGGCTTTATAAAAAAGTACGTGATGAAAACGGCAACGAGCATTATCGGCAAATTGCGCTGGACATAGCAGGGCTATAGGTGACGTATGAATATCGTAAACAATCAACAAGCACTCCGCCAACAGGTCGTCGCCTTGCGTGGGCAAGCGCAACAGCTGCGGGAAATGGCTAAATATGCCGATGGCAAAGCCTACAAGCAAGACCTGGACAAGGCACGGCAACTGATAGATGAGGCCAACGTGCTGGAACGGCGGGCAGGCATTCTGGTGCAACCCATTAAAAAGGTGGCGCGTATTATCGTAACCAACGACCAACGCCGCGCCTTGCTGGTCAAAAAAATCAACACCGCCCGCCGCCAGTTGGGCTGGGATGATGAAGCCTGGGAAACCATCAAGTTTGTGCACGGGCAATGCCAATCCATCGCCAAAGCCGCCCAACCACCAGCGACGATGGCACAACTGGAAGCCATCCTCAACCACGCCCGCGCCTGCGGCTTTAAGGACAGCTACAAAAAAGCCAACGGCCAGCGCAGCCAGCCCTTATCACAAGCTTCGCAAACCAAGCTATTGCGCGGCCTATGGCTGGAAATGCACACACTGGGCGCGGTGCGCGACCCGGATGAAAACGCCCTGTGCCATTGGGTAATGTCCACGCGCAAAGGTGGCGAAAAAAGCGGCAATGTCACCACTAATCTGGCCTTCCTGGAATGGTGCGGCGACGACCTGCAAGCCATTGAACGCCTGAAACAATGGCGCTTACGTTGGTTGAAATCGGGACAAATGACTTGCCCTGAGTGCGGGCGTTCATTCAAACCCACCGACAAGCAAGCCCGCGCCTTCGGCAAAATTGCCTGCGAAGCGCACACGCCCGCCGTTGCCTATCACTTCATTCCGCCTGAACCCAAAACCGTCCCCCCTGAAAAGGGGGGTATGGGGGGTTAACATGACCACCGCCACCGACCTATTACCCGACTCGGTAGCGGAAATCGCCGCGCTGATTGGCTACGTCAAAACCAAGGCGCTGATCGAACGGCTGGGCGGTGCCCGGTTTCGTTTTACCGGCCCGTTCGGGGCAATCGTGCTGGAGACCATCGGGCAGGAAGCCCATGACAAGCTGGTGGACTACTACGGCGGTGAAGTGGTGGAACTGGCGCGTTGCCAGATGCTGTTGCGGGCGTTGAAAGTGTCCGAAACGATGGCGGCGCTTGACCAAGGCGCATCCACCAACAGTGTGGCATTGGCGGCAGGCGTGAGTCGGCGCACGATCAGGAACTGGAAAAAAACGGCGAAATCAGTGCAACTTAATTTTGATATTTTTGGTGATGAACTATGAACAAACAAACCTGGATACCTGCCATACAACGGCCCCCCAGCGATGGGAACAGCCGCCTCGTCATGCTGGACGCGGATAATTGCCTGGATTACACCAGCACCGATCCGGTCATGGCGGAATTCGCATTTTTCGTGCGTTCTCCCAATGATTGGACGATCTATCTGGATGGCGAATACCATGTCGTGACCGACAGCGTACTCTGGTGGATGGATTTACCCAAGCCTCCACAATAGTCCGTAGGGTACGCACTGCGTACCTATTGCTATACTTAGCGGGCAGTTTAACCATCAACCACATTAGGGGATTTTATGAAAAAGATAGCATTGTTTTTAGCGGTAACAGCGATAGCAGGCTGTATGTCTTATGGGACTAAAGTCGATCCTGCACAAGCAGCGCAATTTACAGCAGGTGTTACCACAGAACGCGACGTGATTGCAGCGTTTGGGGAACCTAATCAGGTCAATACAAAGGGCGATGGTAGCCGGGAAATTGGTTACATGAATGTTTCCGCCCGCCCGGATGCTGCTTTATTTATCCCGTTTATTGGCGGATTCATTGGTAAGGTTGATGCTAAATCTACAGGCATGGTTTTTACGTTTGATGCCGATGGAAAACTTAAGGAAACAAGCAGCAATACTACGAATGTGCGCGGAGGTGCATTCGGTTACGAAACCAAATAAGTCATTAATGCTTTGATGTCGGGCAACGATAAAGCTGTTGCCCGACCTATGCACTTCTTTCTGCAAAATCATTGCCTACAGTGATTTTGCACAAGGATGGTTCTTAGGAATTCTTAAGTTTTGTTTATTTTTTAACCTTGCCATTTGACAACCAGCGCAGTTCAGGTCTATGCTTTTCCTACCGTTACCTCATTGTGACGGCGGGTTTAGCAGCCTGACCAATACCAGACGCAAGCGCGTCTCTAATGCGCTTTTTTTATGCCTATCAGTTTATGGTGGGTGTGATTGGGGGAGCCTCACGGCTCGCCGTGTCCTGGTACGCGGTCTGCTAACCCTGATTACATCCACCGCCCAACTTTTAGCAGCGTTGTCGGTGGTTTCTTACTTTACCAAGGAACTATCATGAAAAAACCATCCAAAACCCAATGGCAAGAACGTATCATCAACCTTGCACAAAACCTACCCATAGAAATCCATCCCGATGACCAGACCATGATGCAAATGCTAACGGAGGTTATTATCGTCGAACAAGCCCGCTTAAAGCCTAATAATCTCCATATGCTGACTTGCATAGCTGCCGCACTGCTGGCACGGGTACATGCTAACTTTTCAACGCCTTCGCACATCACCGAGAACGGCACCCCCGTTTATACCGAAAAACAAGTCGCCACTCATTTGAATATAAGCCTAGATGAACTGCGGCGTGCGGCTGAAGAAATGGAGGAGGAATCATCAGATGCCACGAAACTGGTGATTACCGACATTGATCCCCGTAAACTCTTCCGCGTCAATTAGGAGGCCGCCATGTCATTGCTAAATTTACAGCGTCATCGTTCCTGCCCATTGTCTTTTTATTTTCAAGGGCAAGAGCTTGTGGTTGAAGATTATAAAGGCCAACCTTGGTTTACGGCGGAAACGATTGGTAGGGCGTTGGGTTATGCTGATCCAGCAAAATCAATACGCAAAATTTACGAGCGCAATAAGGCTGAATTCGGCTCCGATGAAACGACCCTCATTGAGAAGGAAGTGGAGATTAATTCCAGCGACTACCAGGATCAAAATGATCCTGGTAGTCTGGAAAAAAGCAACGAATCCCCGCGTCAGTTTGACGCGGGGATTATTGGAAAACAACGCGCCCATACCCGTAAACAAAAGGTCAGAATTTTTAGTTTACGCGGCGCACACCATTTCGGCTTTTTCGCTAAAACCGAGCTAGGCAGGCAATATCGCCAATGGGTGCTTGACCTGATCGAAGGCAAACGTGAGGAAGCCAGTTATTACGCTGCCTTTCGTGATGTAGTGGGAGTGCTTAACGACAAGTACCCGCTCTGGAAAAATGTGCATCGCCACTTCACCTTAGGTGAACCGCTGGTGATGATTGCCGATAAGCTGGGTGTGCCTGTGTCGCGGGTTTCACGTGCTATCCGGCAAATGCGCCATTACAAAGTATTGACCGAGAAGGAGTACCAGTTTTATCGGGCGGAAGGCCGTGAATATTTAAAAATTATCCGTGCTGTCTATAAAGAACGCGGTATCCAAGGCGGTGTGTTATGAGCCACTACGCCCTAACCGAAGAACAGCAATACGAAATCCACCATGCGCGGCTGCTGTGCCAGTTCGTCATCGACCTGACCACGGCAGTGCCACGCGACAAACAGTTGGATATCGACCCCGAAGGACTGTCGGCGTTATGCACCGTCATCCAAAGCAAACTGCCAACCCACCAAACGCTGGCTTGGCATACTTCGTAACCCAACCTGGAGGTATTATCATATGATATTGGAAGACATCTACCCCGAAATACCCGAAAACGGCCTTTTACTAAAAGACCTAAATAATTCTGGGATCGCTCGATATAAACGCTATATACCCTTTGATAGTAACCAGTCAGTTTGGGATTGTTATGAAACTGATGATTTATCGTACTTACGCTCCGGCAACTGAATAATCCTAACCTCATATCCAACTACCCCAAGTCCGTAGGGTACGCAATGCGTACCCTACAACTGTGTTTCCTGTTGTTAACAACGCGTAAACCTATCACCCCACCAACTTAAAGGGGGGAAGCCCTTCCCCTCTTTATCCGCTTGCCTATCCGCTATCATCACTCCCGACGCGCTATTTTTCGTCAAACTTTTTTCCTGGTGCGCTTGGGGCGGTTAACGCCCCTTTTTTTGGGGGTTATATGGCAGGTTTTATCTTTTTTTTAGTGTGCATGTTGGTGATTAGTGTTTTTTGCTGGTGGAGTTGGCGGCAGCTCCCGGAGTTACCGCAGGGCCAAGCACGACAAACCAGCAAACAGCGTGAAACTGGGGCTGTCAAATCCCCGATTAGCGAATTTGGCGGCATTGCCAATCACCGCCCGTTCGAACGAGAAAGCCCCTCACTATACGATATTTTCGGGGCGGGGCTATCCGATAGCAGCCCACCGAGTAGCCACTCTTGTTCTAGCCATGACACTGGCTCTAGTTACAGTTCAAGCGATTCATCCTCATGTTCAAGCTCAGGTGATTGATAATGGCAAAACATTACACCAAAAGCCGCACTATCAAGTTTAACGCGCTGGTGATTGTCGCCGCCACTGCCGTTCTGCCAATTGTTGAGCAAAACCAAGACCTGTTAAAAGCACAACTATCGCCGTTAGGGTTTTTGTTGGTGTTGATTGGGGTTTCCCTCGTAAACGTCTGGCTGCGTACCGTGACCCGTGCGGGGATTACGCGTAAATGAGCGAAGGATTTGAATTGTCCATTAAGGCGGAACAAGCTGCCGATATAACGGAAATTGCCGAGGTTACGACGGCGCTGGATTTTGAACTGGCCATGATGGCGCATCAGGCGGCGCGGGTTGATGTAAAGCAGCTCCGCAGCCTGGAAAACAGCGCCGAGGTGATCTGTGTGGATTGCGGAGATGTAGTGGATGCCAAACGGGTTAAAGCCAAGCCGGATTGTGTACGCTGCCTGGATTGTCAGGCGCTGAAGGAGTTGGGAGAGCGAAAATGGATATAACGTTAGATGTATGGCAATTGCTGGGCGCGGTGGTCTCTATGCTGGCGTTCTTTTCGGGTTTGTTAATCGCCGCCGGAAAAATGCTGGTTAACCAGTTTGAAAAGCGCCTGGATGCGCGGTTTGTGGTACAGGAACAATCCCAAAGAAGCAGCCAAGTACACATGGATTCGCGCTTTACCAGCCTTGAGAATGCCATCAGCAAAGGCAACGAGGAATCATTGCGGCTGGAGCGGGCGTTGATGGATTTAAAAGCCGAACTGCCGAATAAGTATGTGCAGCGTGAGGATTATATCCGTAACCAATCGGTGATTGAATCCAAAATCGACGGGCTGGCGGTACGAATTGAAAATGCCATTTTGAGGAGTGACCGACATGGCTAATATGCAAAAAATCCGGCGCGAGACAATCCGCTGGAACATCCTGCTGACCTTGAACAATGCCCAGCCGATGGGGGCTTACGAGGCGATTATCTTATCAGTGATCCAAGCAGAATACCTGGATTCAACGCGTGATGAGATTCGTCGCGAGCTGGATTATTTGGCTGAACGCGATTTGGTCAAGGTTGAGCACAAGCCCGATGGGCGCTGGTTCTGCAAGATCAAGCGCTATGGTCTGGATGTGGTGGAATATACGGTGGATTGTGAGCCAGGGATTGCGCGGCCTGAGAAGTATTTCTAATGCCTAATAATTCTGTTTTTGACGGTTTGTCACCTGCCGAAATCGCCAAAATTGAGGGCGAGATTGCCAACCGCAATTTTAAGGGCTACACGGAACTATCCGACTGGTGCAAAAGCCACGGCTGGGAAATTGAGCGCGGGGCGTTGTGGACGCGGGGTTCAAAACTTAAAAAGCGTCTGCAAAGCCTGAAAAATGCCACCGATGCTGCCAAGATGTTCGGCGAATCCGCTAAGGACGATGAAGGCGCATTGAATGATGCGACCTTATCGCTGGTACAAGCCGGGCTATTTGATGTGCTGGCAAATATGGCCGATGCTGAAGAGGAAGAAGACCCCGCCAAACGGATTGATTTGTTGGGCAAAGCGGCACGGGCGGCGGCAGATGTGGGGCGGGCTTCTATCAGTACCAAGAAATATCGGCAAGAAGTCCGCGAAAAAACCCAAGCCGCTGCCGACAAAATTTCGCAAATGGCCAAAAAAGGCGGTTTGTCACCTGAATCGGTTGAAAGCATCCGTAAGGAAATCCTAGGCATTGCATCATGAATACGCCGCCCGTTTTACTGCCGTATCAACAAGCGTGGGTTGCCGATAAAGCTGAAGTTGCAGTTTGGGAAAAATCGCGCCGGATTGGCGCTTCATGGACTGATGCGTGTGATTCATCGTTGACAGCGGCATCGGCTGACGAAGGCATGGACGTGCTGTATATCGGCTATTCGCAAGACATGACCCGCGAATACATTGACGATTGCGCCATGTGGGCTAAGGCATTCAATCTGGCTGCGGGCGAAGTGGATGAAACGGTTTATGAGGATGACAATGAAGACAAGGCGATTAAAGCCTTTCGGATTGATTTTGCTTCCGGCAACAAAATTCTGGCGTTGAGTTCTCGCCCCCGTTCTATTAGGGGTAAGCAAGGCAAGGTCACGATTGACGAAGCGGCCTTCCATGATGATTTGGATGGCCTGTTGACGGCGGCGCTGGCGTTGCTGATTTGGGGCGGTCGGGTGCGGCTGCTGTCATCACATAATGGCGACGAGCATCCTTTCAATCTGTTAATCAAGGATGTTCGTGCGGGCAAGTTTAACTACAGCTTGCACAAAACGGCATTTCAGGATGCGCTCGATGGCGGTTTGTATGATCGGGTCAAGCTAAAGCTTGGCGACCGCATGAAAGAGCAAAGTCGCGAAGAATGGTCGGCAATGATTTATAGCTTGTACGGCGACCGTGCCGCTGAGGAATTGGATTGCATCCCCCGCGCGGGATCAGGTGCGTATTTCAATCGGTTAATTATTGAGCAGTGCCAAGAACCCGGCATCCCCATTATTAAATGGGAAGGGCCTAAGAATTTTGTTTTAGACCCGAACAGGCTGGCACGTTGCCAAGATTGGATAGCCGATAACCTAAAACCCGTGGTGGATAATCTGCCCAATTTTCGCAGCGTTTACGGACAGGATTTTGCCCGTGATGGCGATTTATCGGTGATATGGGTATTGCAACAAGTCCACCCGCAACAATGGCGACAAGCATTTGGCGTGGAATTACGCGCTATGCCCTTTGATGTGCAAGCTGTTATCCGCGATTGGATACTGGATAACATCCCGTTATTCCATCATGCCAAATTTGATGCCCGTGGTAATGGCCAAAGTCATGCTGAAGGGGCGTTACAAAAGTTTGGCGAAACCCGCATTGACTGCGTGAAAGCCACCGTTGAGTGGTATGCCATTTGGTTTCCGAAATACAAGGCCGCGTATGAGGGCAAAAATATCATTGTCGCCGCTTCGGAAGACATCATTGCCGACCATCGCCGTGTGATTTTAGTGAAAGGCCGCCCCACGATGGATGACGGCAGGGATAAAGGCAGCGATGGCAAATTGCGCCACGGTGATAGCGCGATTGCAGGGCTGATGGCATGGGCGGCGGCTATGACAGAAGGGCAACCAGCGGCTGGGGAAACAGTCGGCACTAAGGCCGATGTGAAAGCGGCATTTGCCGTCAACCGAAAATCTAGGTTATTGCATTAAGACGGTTAATTATGACAAAAACATCGTTAAATCAATTGGCTGTCTTAGCAGTTAAACTGGATAAAAAAACTGAATTTTTGAAAAACCGCATCGAACACGCAAAAAAACAAAAAACAAACGTTTATTTTATGGTTGGTTGGCTAACGGTAGATCAAGCAGAGCATGTATTAAAGAAAATGGATCAAAGGGGTTAAAAATGATGATTGATGATGAAACTGCTGAGGTTTTTAGGAAATTGCAACAATGGCATTTTAACAGAACCAACCAGTTAAAAACGCTGCTGGAGCATAAAGACGCGCCGATTAGTGTTGCCGATATTCAAATTGAGCCAAACACTGATCTGGCAAAAGGTATGCGCATTGGCGTGATGCTGTCATTGGAATTGCTTGGAAAATTGCCGTTTTCTTTAGAAGAAGAATCTTAAAAATGAATGGCGAGATTATTGAATTCGATTTTAAAAACAAGGCAAAACAGCCGAGTTTTTCTATAAAAAAGCCCGTGGAATATAGGCCTTACTGTAGCCACCCGCAAGTCGAAATAGATAATCACGAACGTATCCTATCTTGTGCAAAATGCGGAAAAGTGCTTGATGCGTATGATTATGTTCATAACTTGGCTATTAAAGAAACGAATCTTTTTAACGACATAAAACACTTACAAAAAGACTTGGAGGACTTAAAGATGGCGCGGGATGCGCTAAGAAAACAAGTCAGCTATTTAAAATCTGAACACAAAAAAGCAAAACAAGCGCAGAAAGACCCAATCACTAAACCATCGGTAGCGGGAAATGGCAATCATCAGGCTTCGTTGTTACAAATTAAAAACATACTGGCAGACAAATCATCATGATTAATAAGGTACTGTCCTTGTTCGATCCGGCTTGGTTGGGCAGAATCTGGCCTAATGACGTTGTGGAAATCCCCTTGCGCGAAGCTTACGGCGAAACCGTCGATGCCGATGATTCTGAATGGCGCAGGCTAACGGGCGATGGTAACCGTGACCTTTCACCCATGACGCAAAAGCGCATGCAGGATCTAGCTGTATATCTGTGGCAGGCCAATTCGATAGCAAATCGTCTGATTGAACTGCCCGTGGCGTTTTTGCTGGCGGACGGCGTGAAGCTGGTGGCCACTGCCGAAGACCCGGATATCCGCGCCATCGTCCAAGACTATCTTGACCGCCTATGGCTGCATCCCACCAACAATTTCCCGATTAAACTGGCTAAAAAAGTCCGCGAGTTGGCGATCTTCGGCGAGCAGTGCTGGCCGGCCTTTACCAACCCCTACACGGGCGAGGTGCGCTTAGGCTATCTCGACCCGTCACAAATTGAAACCGTGGTGCATGACCCGGACAACGCCGAGCAAGCCATTGGCATTGTCACCAAGCGCAAGCGCAAGGGCGAGCAAAAGCGTTATAAGGTGATTGTCAACGGGCGTGATGATGACCTGTTCACCCCGCGCACGGTGGCGATCCGCGACACGTTCACCGATGGCGGGGCGTTTTGGTTTGTCGTCAATGCGCTCTGCACCGACACCCGTGGACGCTCTGATCTGTTGCCGGTGATGGATTGGTGCGACGCTTACGAGCAACAGCTGTATGGCGAGGCGCAACGGCAGGATTTTTTGCGCTCTTACGTGTGGGATGTGACGCTGAAAGGCGCGACGGAGGATGATGTTAAGAAAAAAGCCCGCAGCATTGCCCCGCCTGCACCCGGCACGGTGCGTGTGCATAACGACAGTGAAGTATGGGCTGCTCTTACCCCCAATCTACAATCCACCGACAATGCAGAAGGGGCGCGGCTGTTCCGTAACCATATCTTGGGCGGGCAAACCATGCCGGAGCATTGGTTTGGCGGTGGCGGCGATGTCAACCGCTCCACCGGCGACAGCATGTCCGAACCGACCGTTAAATTATTGTCGATGCGCCAAGCGTTTATCGGCTACATGCTACTGGAAGTGGCGCGGTACACGATACGCCAGCGCGAAATCGCCATCACCGGCAAGGAGCCGGACCTGTTTGATGCCAACTTCGGCGTTGAAGTCCAGTGGCCGGAAATGTCGCCGAAAGACACGACCAAGTACGCGGCGGCGTTCCAGCAGGTCGTGATGGGAGCATCGATGGCGATGGACAAGGGCTTGTTAGGTCGGTCTACGGCGATTGCGCTGATCGGCACCGTTGCCGAACGATTAGGGTTAGAGATTGATCCGGCGGCGGAGCTGGAGAATGCCGGTCAGGATCAGGCGAAACAGGCTGAGGCGGATTCGTTTCAAGCCATAAATCTTTAATTGGAGACAGATATGAGACTTACTCCAGCTGAAAAGGCATTGATTATTTCTGGCCGTGATCAAAAAGCTAAAGAAAAAGCCCATGATAAAAAAACCATATTGCTTTTAAAGGTCGCTTTTCAATATCAAAGTTGGTTACAAAAAAATCTCAGAGGCTCTACTTTTTCAACCTTTGTAAATGAGTTTGGTTACTCAAGCGATCAAACAAAAAATGACTACGAAGTGGTTCGTGCCATTATAAACACTGCTGATGAACGAAAAAGAAAAGAAAACTGCATTTGACCAAACCGTCAAACAAGAAGCCAAACAGCTCAGCAAAATTCAAACCCAGACACGCGATGAAATCGCCGCGCTGCTGAAGCAGGCGTATGCGGATGCTTCGGCAATCCTGAAAAAACAGCCCACTGATTACCAGCAATGGTATTACCCGCAGGTAAAAAACAACATTGAGCAAGCCCTGGCCGGTTTGGGCGCGGCGACCGGAGCGGCGGCATCGGCGGGTCAATCAGCCGCCTGGACTGCCGGGCAAGCCTTGATTGACCAGCCGCTGGATGCCGCTGGTGTGGCGATCAAGGCGGTTCTGCCCAAGCTCGACCAGGGGCAGTTGTTGGCGATGCAGTCGTTTATGACGGGCAAGATGAAGGATGTCAGCGCCGAGGCCTTGACCAAAATCAATACCCAATTGGGCTTGACGATGATCGGCAGCCAGGGTGTTGAGGATGCCATCAAGGGCATCCAGGACGCGCATACGATGTCCCGCAAACGCGCGACGACCATCGTAAGGACGGAGCTGGGCAGGGCTTATGCCACGGCTGGACAGTTGCGGATGGAGCAAACTGAAGAACATATCCCCAGCCTCAAAAAACAATGGCGGCGCTCGGGTAAAATCCATTCCCGCCGCAGCCACGATTTTACTGACGGGCAGACACGTCCTGTCAAAAAGCCGTTTATTATCGGCACGGGTGCAGTGGTCGAAGGTCATGAAGGCGGTGGCCCACGCTTGATGTATCCGCATGATCCGGCGGCTCCAGCTTCCGAAACCATCAATTGCGGCTGTATGTCGATCCCGTACATGGATGCCTGGAAAGACGCAGGCGTACTGAAAGACCCCGGCAAACGGGCGTTTAGCGATCAGGAAATCACGCTTAACCCCGCCAAAGCGGATTATGCGGCGGCAATGGACGGGCCGACGCTGGCGGAACAGTTGGGCAACAAGCCAATGCCGATCAAAAGGGCAAAAATGGTGGTTGATGCCGAACGCTTTGCGGTGTCGTTGGGGCTTACATCGGCGGTCTATACGGATAATCTGGCGCTGGGCAATCGGGTCAATGGCATTCTCGATACGATCTACCAACAAGGGCTACCGATGCCTGAGCATGTAAAGATCAGTCAGGAGCCATTCGATTACTGGCGTACTCAAGGGGTGATAGTTGATAATGCGCCTGCCGCGTTTACATTTGACAAGCGCTCTAGCGATACTTTTTTGTTCATTAATCCAGTTGACCCCTATTGGTTGCAGCCCAAGCGGATAGCGGCACAACAATACCAATCGGGCTATTGGTCCACTAGCCAGCCATTCCATGCCATTTATCATGAAATCGGGCATCTTGCGCATTTCAAAAAAGCCAACGCTTTGTATACTAGTATGGGCGGGCATATGTTTGATTCGCAAGAAAGGTTGGTTGCGGCTAAGATTAGCGGCTATGCCATCGAGTCGCCGCGTGAGTTTGTCGCTGAAGTGTTTGCGCGATTGGCGACGGGTGGCACCGTTGATTCGGATGTTATGATGCTTTATGCTTCTTTAGGAGGTGCCAAACCATGATTTCAACGCGTGAAAACCATTGCCGGACTTGCCGTCATTTTTTAGGCGGACAGACGTGCAAGGCGTTCACCAATGCCATTCCCAATGAGCTTTGGAGCGGTAAAAACTTGCACTATGAAGCTTATATCAATGATGGTGGCTTCCGTTACGAACGGGCTGTTGATGAATTTCCGCCGCTACCATGGCGTTTTTTTGATGAAGAAAAAAGGTAA